TTTAGGTTCAAGTAGTTTTTTACCTGTAATTTTCTTTTCGTGATTGGCACCGTCATGTGCTAACATACACTCAAACACTGGTACAGATTTAATACTGGAAAAGTCTTTAAGAACTTTGTTTACAGTCTTTTCACTGACACCACAGCGTAGGTCTTTGATAAGGATACGACGATACCAGTCGTTCCATTGACTTTGTGTGCTCGCACTCAATGCCAGTTCAATAGCATCACGAGCATCATGTCCAGTAAGTTGTCTGGTATACAACAAATGAGCCAATTCTTTAAATGCAGTCCAGGGCAATCCTTGTCCATCCGGGCCTCCATGTGTAGGTACTTTCTTTACTCCAAAGGTATAAAGATTATCTAGAGCCATACGCATACCCTCAAACAATTCTTGATTGTTACTAGTTGCTTCTGCTTCTAGGATACCTTCTTTGTTTAAACGACTAGGATGATCTTCTAGGATTCGAATAATACTGGCACAATTGCTCATAATGTGATAGATAAATGGTTGAACATGTGTATATTATACAACCATTTTACCAAGAAGTCAACTGAAATTTTATCATTTTAAACGGAAAAGGACGAGCCACAACCGCATGTTGATGTAGCCTGTGGATTTTTAATTGAAAAGCTACTTCCGGATAAGTCTTCTTTGTAGTCAATTTCAGCACCCTGCAAATATTGCATACTCATTGCATCGACTAACATTTTAAATTCGCCAACTGGAAACTCAAAATCATCTTCGTTTACTTCTTCGTCGAATGTAAATCCATAACTGAATCCACTGCATCCTCCGCCTTGCACAAAGGTACGGAGTGCTAGTTTTGGATTATTTTCCTCTAACAACAGGTCTGCGATTTTGGCTTTGGCGTTGGATGTAATATTGATCATGACAATATTTATCAGGTAAATACCAAGTGCAGTAAAAACCTCAAAGGAACAAACATGGCATATTCAGAAAAGGTAGTAGATCATTACGAAAATCCTCGTAATGTTGGCAAATTTGATATTGACGAATCCATTGGCACTGGGATGGTCGGTGCGCCAGCATGTGGTGACGTAATGAAGTTGCAAATAAAGGTAGTAGATGGTATTATCCAAGATGCACGGTTTAAAACATATGGTTGCGGCTCAGCGATTGCTAGTAGCTCACTTATCACTGAAATGGTCAAAGGTATGAGTCTTGATCAAGCATCGTTGATCAAGAACAGCGACATTGCCGAAGAGCTGGCACTTCCACCTGTGAAGATACATTGTTCTATTCTAGCAGAAGATGCAATCAAAGCCGCTGTGGCGGATTATAAAGCAAAGCATATTGCATGATGGGCAAGGTAATAGTTGTTATAGGAGAGGCCAGGACAGGCAGCAATCTTGTCATGGATGCATTAAATTCATATGACCCTATTTTAAATTTATATGAATTTTTTCCAAGGAGCGATATAGACTTTGCTCAAGGTCCTGATTACTCTAATGCAAAAAATGCAGTAACTTTAATGGCTAACTTAGAAATAGAAGATACTGTAGTCTGTATGAAAATTCAAAGCTATCAACTATTAAATTTAATGACCAATGACATTAATAAAATCCTAAGTTTTCCCCATGTGGAAGTTATATTGCTTGAAAGAATTAAACTATCAGCTTGGGTTAGCGGACTGCAAGCTCAAAAAACTTTACAATATGGTTTTTTTAATACCAACGAAGTATTGATAGACTTTGAGCCACATGGATTTTTAGATTACTACAAAAAGTCTACAAATTTTTACAGGTACATACGTGGAAAATTATCAGATCTAAATAAAAATTATTTAGAAATGTCATATGAAAAAGATCTTGAAGATTTTTCATATGAAAAATTTCATACCCTAATAGATCCATGGCTAGAAAATACAGGGATAGAATTGGGTAAAAAGCACCACGAGTTAAAGTTTACTAAACAACGAACTGTTCCTATTGAACAATGTATTAACAACTATAATGAACAAAAAATATTAATAGACTTTTTTAAAAATAAAATATGATTACCTTATCTGAACTAGCCGCAAAAAAAATTAAACAAAATTTAGACAAGCGTGGAAAAGGCATAGGTATCCGTATTGGGGTAAAGACCACAGGGTGCAGTGGCTTGGCCTATGTGCTAGAATATGTAGATCATGCTCCTGTTACTAGAGATCAGTTTGTCTACGAAAGCCACGGAGTAACGGTGTGGATAGACGGAAAAAGCTCTGTTTATATTAACGGACTTGAAATGGATTGGGTTCGTAATGGACTCAATGAGGGTTTTGATTTTAAAAATCCCAACGAACGTGACCGCTGTGGCTGCGGCGAAAGTTTTAGAATATGAAATACTGGTCAAGAGACGATACAAAAGAATGGATCATCCAACTAGAACATCGAATCCAGGACATAGATTATTATCTTACAAAAACTACCGAATGGTGTGATGAATACGGTATTGATGACAACAATCTAGTATTCATGTGCAGTTTCCTAACTTGTATATGGGTTAGTAATATGCGAGGTGAACCAATTACGTTCACTGAACTAATGGAACTATTAGGTGTTGAAGAATGGGACAAGACGAGGAAAAAGTCTACGAACTTGATGATCGTTGGGGGAACTTAGATTTTCACGAGTTTCTTGAGCAGGTAGTAGAAACTTACTCAAAAGACGATGACGACGAAGATTATGAGTAATCTTTAACAGAGCCGCCGTGCTTTTCACTTTTAGCTTTACGGCCTTTTAGGCTACGTCCGCTACCTTTAACACCTTGCTTGCCCGTACCATCCGTATGGCTAGTATCATGCTTTAACATTCCATTACTAACGCACTGTGCATAACGAACATTACTTAGACGACTATGTCCTACAGAACATTGGGTTGCTGTAGGGGTAGCTAGTTTCTTTTCTGAGAGAAGTTCTGTGATTCGCATTAGCAATTCCACTTACGTAATGCTAATGCTTTGCGAGTAGGATCACCATTAGGTTTCTTCATTGGTCCATCAACACCGCCCATTCTAGCACAGAATGATTTGCGGCGTTTAGCATCTTTGCTACCTGCTTTAAGTTTGCTAGGTTTAGTAGTCACTGCTGTTTGCAGTTTGCTACCAGGATGTTCTCTACGGTAAGAAGCAACTCCTTTGGCATTTAGGCCGCCAGATTTGCTTTTACCTGCTTTGCGGTGCCAGGCCGCTGATTCGTCAATAAATTCGTGTGCTCGCATTCAAGTATTTATATTACTTGAATACAATCATCCCCAACATTACTACTTGCCCGATGAATCCCACGCAAATTGTGGAAACATACAGGAAGTTCTTCTCGATCAAGCTCTTAAAGAACAATGTAGTTAACGCGGCCCAAACAAAGATCATAAGATCATAAGGGGGTAGCTTGTCGCTCTGTGCTAGGATCATTGCTAGCAGTGTAGGGACGGCCGCAAAGTGCAGTAACACAATGGTAATCCAACCCAGCGTGTGAGCACTTAAATGACCTAAATGGTCCTTGAAGAATCTATAAACAAGATCAATAAAGTGTGCAATAGATACGAAGAATTTCATTTTAAGTCCTTATTTGTAAAAGATGTGATGGCCAATTTTAGTGATCTTTTCACGTTTCCAGCCGGGATTGATATAGTCTGCGTGATAGTACATTGCCTCTTTTAGGCCAGGCAACCTAAATTCTTCTAGGAGAACTTTCTTTGCTACTTCCTCGCTTTCTCGATAGTTTGAATTATTAGGTGGACGACTTCCAGAATCTCTATCACATGTCCACGAAAATTGACAAATGATCTTTTCATAGAAGATATTCTTTTGATAGATTGTTTTACAAACATCGTTGGGAAACTGGCCGCTGTTTACACGGTTTAATGTTACTTGGGCAACTGCTACCTTGCCTTCGAAAGGTTCGCTGCCTGCTTCGTAATAGATATTTTTGGATAGACAAGCTAGTTGTCTTTCTCTCATTGCTGTAGTGATCTGGGAACTGCCAGCGGATTCATATTTGTCGAGCTTGTCAACAACAACCCACTTTAGCATAAACATTGATAGGATCAATGTTAACACCATTAATGTAAGTTTTACTGCGGCCAGTGCCGTTTCAGAAACTTCAGGTGCTTGTTCCCTGTCTAGCGTTAACTCAGTCATTGAAGACCTCCTTTTTCGTTAGTTGGTAAAATAATTAGTACACAATGACTATTATACTGTCAAAGTTGGTAAAAATCAACCAGTTTGGTAAGATGTGACGTTACTTGACGCCAATTAACATGAATCTGGTAAATTTCCAAGTTGGATATTCAAATTCACGCTGGCCTTGATATAGGATTGTGCTTAGAGGGAACTCTCTAGCAAAATCTTCCAGGCTATCACTGTGTACAAAGTGATCAGTGTGTGGCATATTGTTTCCCTGTAACGCAACTGTGGTTCCTTTGGGGATTCTATGCCACCAATCAAAACTATCAAAATGCTCTGTACTAGTATTAATTATCAAGTCTGGTGGATTGGATTTAGTATCCAGTTTATTGCAATCTTCAGTTAGTGCTTTGAATTGCCAATTTTGATAAACCCAGTTCTCGTTGATCATGTCTGCTACTTGTTCGCAGTGAGAGTCTTTGTCGTAGCTTCTTATTGATTGAATCCGCAGATTGCCTCGACTCCTCAATAGGAAAGCCGATACTCCATACCAACCTCCGTAAATCCATACAGAGTCAATGCTGTCAAATAACTTTTCTAGTTCTTCGCAGAGCCAAATCTTGCTGCCAATCTGGCCACTACTAAAAGCATCTTTGTCCACATGCATTTACAAAATACCTAATTTTTTAAATTCAGGTGGCCAATCAAAATTTTGATAGTTGCGGATTACTTCATAATTGTGCATTATAATTGGCTTACAGTTTTCTATTAATGCCGTAAACTCTAACTCTGATAAGTTAGCAATACGTTGCATTTCTTCAAGAATCATTGTTTTTCTGCGGTCAGTGTCCATTTCAGAGTCGTAGCTTTCGTTAATAAAAGGATGAAACGTTTTGAATCCATCACAGTCTCTTAGGTGTTTTAAACTATTAACAGTACCATATATTATAAACGGACGTTGAGCGGCAATCGCCCTATAAGTTTTTTCAGTTATGTTATATTGATTCCATCCATTATGTATACTCGATTCTAGAACAATATGTATATGCGATCGTCTTACTAAATTAAACAGCTTAAACGATGTCAAATCTAATACGTTACCTACTACTTCGTAAGGCATTTCACTTATCCAAGTTCTAATTTCATTTATTATCTCAGGATCAGCTTTATTATAACAGACTCGCCAATTCCATTTATCTAAATCTAGATTTAAGTATTTGATATCAATTGTAGTTGGACTGCCATGAGTGTACGGATCAACATTGTTGAAACTGTATGAACAATCATTGATTAATTTTCTATTAAACAATTCAAAAAAGAATGTTAACCTCCAATCTTTTAATGCCCTTGATAGTACACTAAACTTCTTTGTTTCGACAACTGGAAATATCGGATGCAATGGTGCTAATTCAATCATCAGTTGATTCCTGGCTACTATCATTATATCATCGATGCCATCTTCTTTAAATTTTTTCTGAGTTGTTTCTATTTCTGATGGATGCATTAACAGTAATATTACTTGAGAGGATGTTAAATTATATTTTTTCATAATAAAATCGAGGTAATTATACATTCCCCCGTTAGACGGAGCATGATCATGCACTAACAATATTTTGCTAGTTGGGTCTCTATGCAAATGATCTATGTGCTGACGGTGGAAGACTCGTTCAACGTCATGACCAAAAATTATAAAAATAGCACCATCAAAGAATGTTGGTTGATTCAATGATTGAGTATCTGTTCTTAATAACCAAGGGGCGCTCGGATGATCCTTGTCCAGGTAAACAAAATTTTTAGTATTCATACATATAATTATCATTTACTGGGCTGATAATTCAAATAAATAGAAGAAATGTTCTGTGTCCAAAATCATCAATGCCTTGCCTGTGGCAGTCTAAACCTCCAATCTTTGGTTGATCTAACAGATCAACCATTGGCTAACAATTATCAAATCACTCCAATGGCTATTGAAACAACGTATCCATTAATGATTAATTTGTGCGAATCATGTTTTCATCTTCAATTGAGCCATAGTGTTGCACAGGAAATAATCTATAAGAATTACCTATATAAAAGCGGAACAAATCGCACTATTAAAGAATACTGCGATTGGTTTGCAGGATATGTAACCAGTCTTGTAGAACATAAAAACAAGAGCATACTAGACATTGGGTGTAATGATGGTGTGCAATTAGACAGCTTTAAAAAACTAGGGTGGAATACATTTGGTATAGATCCAGCAGAAAACTTGTATTCAGCAAGTTCCGTTAATCATGAGGTAAGCTGTGGGTTTTTTAACAGTGATTATGTATCTGAAACACAACAGCAATTTGATATAATTGTTGCCCAAAACGTCATGGCACATAATCCCAATCCGTTTGAATTTCTAAATAATTGTAAAAATTTAATGAACGATACCAGTTTATTGTTTATTCAAACTAGTCAAGCGAATATGATATTGAACAACGAGTTTGATACTATATATCACGAACATGTTAATTTTTTTAATGTTCGCAGTATGAAACAACTAGCCGACAGAGTAGGTATAAATTTAATTGATGTAATTAAAAGTCCAATACATGGAATCAGTTATATATTTGTTTTTAGCAAAACAATATCTAAAAATTACAACATAGAAAACATTATTAACACAGAATCACAATTAGGTCTATACTCGATAGACACATATAAGAAATGGAGAACTAACATTATTCAAAATACAAAGGTATTAAAAAATATGTTGGTTCATTATAAAGAAAACAATTATCAATTGATTGGCTATGGTGCGGCTGCTAAGGGGAATACATTGTTAAACTACGTGGATATCAAATTAGATTTGATAGTCGATGACAATCCGTTAAAACATAATTTGTTTACGCCCGGTACTAATATTATTATTAAAGATTCCATTGTACTAAAAGATATACTCAACGATCAACCTGTATTGTTTATTCCTCTAGCATGGAACTTCTTTGAAGAAATACGTGAAAAGATATTATTAATTCGACACAATAAAAATGATATGTTTGTAAAATATTTTCCTACTGTAGAGGTGTTTAATGTTTAAGTTTCCAATTATAGAATTAGTGGATCGGTACTGCATTGCAAAGTTAAAATTTGAAAAATTAGGCAATAATCAACCAGAACTTAATTTTTATACAGATCAGTTATCGCAAATTGGTATAGATAATATCAAAGAAGAATTAATTCAACTAACTGATATCCACAGAAGGATATGGAGCATGGAGGATGACTTTAAAAAATACACTGTTGAGCTTCAATACAGTTTAGAAGAAGTTGGACGCAGAGCTATAGAAATTAGAAATATCAACAGTGAACGATATGTAATAAAAAATAGGATCGCAGATAAACTCAACGATCCTATTAAAGAAATAAAAAGTTACGGCTAGTTATCGTCGTTCAATATCTTCTTCATCACAGGCCGACCCGTACTGTATTTCAACAATCCTGCAAGGAACATCATAGGGATTAGTAAGTTGATGCCAATCTCCCTTATGTACGTTATAGGTTTCGTGTGTTGCTAATTCAGTTAATGGTAACGCATATCCGTTTGGCATCATAGAATTAACAATACATTTTCCTTCTGACACTAGCCAATATTCTGCCCTGTGTGCATGTCGTTGCATACTTAATTTTTGTCCAGGCTCAACTGTTAATTCTTTGACCTTAGTTCCGTTAACATCGTGTAAGACTCTATAATACCCCCAGACCCGTGCAGTCTTTGGTGCTTTCCATTCTTGGAGTATCCAACTACTGCTGTTTGCTTTATCTTCACCGCCAACACCAAATTCAAAAGTAACATTCGTTACAGACATTTCCGGAATGTTGTTTGCCGTACGGTCACCGCCGTTGGCAAATATAATCTGATGGCCTGGATAATTCTGTTTTACTTTCTCTAATAGATCGCAAGCAGATCCATCACCATCGTCAAACTCAATGACTTCATCTACAGCTTTCATGTTACTTACCACAGCCCTACGTTCGGCGTATGGCATAAATGCGCGGCCTTTCTTACGCTCAAGCCAGGCATCACTGTTAACTCCTACAATAAGATAATTACCGTAAGTTTTAGCAGAATTCATTAACAACACATGACCGCTGTGAACAGGATCAAACCCGCCTGATACTACAATTATTTTCATGTTAATACTTATACCTCATCTATATGATCTACGAAATGAATGGTTGGTGGATTAAATCCGCCAAAGCAAAGAGGCGTTCCTGATTCAGTACTAATCATTCTAATGATACTTTCCTCTAATTCTCTAAACTGTGCTTTTTGTACTAATCGGCGTGCTTTACCATTTATTATAAATCTTTCCATGTCTCGACTCATTAGTATGTGTGATTCTTTGAGAATTTTGTTATTGCCTTTTTCTTCTTTTAATGAATCAATAATATCATGTAACTTATTAGTGTTCCAGCTTAATAATTCAGAGAGAGATTCTAAAAAATAAGTTCTTTTATCTAAATGAAGGAAATGGTGCCAGTCTTGTTCGTCTTTAGGTATATATATGTTAGGATTGTAAACTACTGAATTTTTCCAAGGTAACATTATAAATGGAATGTTTAATGTATGGCAAATATGACCAATCCCACCTTCGTATCCTATTACCGCTTCGCATTGTTCTCGAAGTAATAACATCTTAGTTTCAATATCAATACGCATAGAATCAAGAGTTATAATATCATATCCTGCAAGTTTTATCAATTTAAATATCTTAGCCCATTCATCAACAGAATATTGTCTATTTCTAGGGAATCCGCGATCACCTTCTAGCCAATCTTTGTCAGTGAACGCCTTATTTGAATTAGTGAAACACGAAAATCCAATACAAGGTTTTCTATGATGTTGAATTGTTGGATTGGGTATTACTTTATCAAACAGGTTGACGTTAGTAGGAGATAGGTATGGACTAAACATCTTTGCTAGGTCGCCTAATCTGTTCCAATCTCTATTTTCAATTGGTTCTTGTACAACAGGATATATATTTTTTAATCCATATATTCGAATTAGTTTTATTAAGATTATAAAACCTTGAGCATCAGTTTCAAATGTTACTTCCTTTCCATAATGTTGTAACAAAGATAGGAAACCTATTATAGTACCCATACCTCGTGCTAAGTTTGTGTTTATTGTAAGCATTACCTATTATTTTAAAATTTAACATTATCTAGCCACCAGGTAGCTATTTTTTTATGTCCGTCTATGCTAGGATGTTTTTTATTGGTATAAAAATGCTCGTATCCTGGAATAATTTCTAATCTGTCATGATATGGATGATCAGTAACTTGTCCCCATGTATCATGTAGTATATCAATTAATGTATTACCTTCGTTGGTTATATCTACATTGTTTTCAATTTTATATGGTTTTTTATCCTCTTCGGGCATACCTGTTAATATATTTGTAAACAAATTAAATGTTATAATTTTTATATTGTAAGTTTTACTTAATCTTTCCAGTATTGATAGTATACACAATAAATCTATTTTACAAATTTTATCCATGTTATATTCGGTCAATAATTCTCGATCAATTAGACAAGGTCCGTAACCTGGAGAAGAACTTTTGTTAAAATCAATTAATTGTATTCTATCTCGTATCAACGTTGTTATTCCAAACAATACTAGGTCGCCAGATTTAATATTGCCAGACAGCAAATTCATTATAAGTCTATCTAATTGAGGATAGTTGCCAGTACCTCGGACTGCAAAGTTAACTAGCTCTAGATTTAAATGTTTTGCAATTATAGATACAAAACTAACATTGTACTTTAAGTATTCTAATCTTTCATTGTATAGCATACCATGAGTAGGCGGATTAGTCTTGCTAGTATTTGGGTCGTTATAAAAATCATCCTGATCGCCTACAACAAAACTATCACCAAATGCATACATCTTCATATTACCAATTTCCTTTAATTATATCCTGATAGTTAAAACTTAAATTCATTTTTCTACGTTGATCGTTCCTTGCTAATTCTTCGTCATATAACTGAAAGGTAAAGTTAGTTTCTCCCTTACTTCCCGGTAATGCAAGAGTACGTGCCCGTTTAGCCGCGGTAGAATCTGCTCTAGAATATTCTTGATATGTCCAAGGATTATCTGACTGAACAAATTTAAAATCTAAATCAGCAGTCCATTCTCCTGTGTCATTGATATTAAACAATATCCTAGCATTAAAATTACAACCCATTCTGTTGCCAAACTCATTCATGTCCTTGTCTGCATCAAATACTAGATCAATATTATAAGCACCGCGAGTTCTCCAGAATAAACGTAGCAAGGGCCATACCTCATTGATCAATGAATCTGCAAAAGAACTTATGTTGGGTTTGCAAATATTAAAATCAAAATTTTCAAATTCAATCTCAAGTGGAGCGGTGTTGATTACATTTAACTTGTAATGACTTTCTATGCTATGCCTATTACTAAAGTCGTTATTATTCTTGTTAATTAAATTATTCAAAAGTATATTGAACGTTTTTAATCTAATTAATCGATGTACCTTGCTATTGTCATACTTAGTAGTAATCCAATTGCCTTCAAAGAAACTTTTAGCAATACCGTACTTGTCTACATCCTGTGCTATGATTGTATCAGGAGGAATAGTAAAGCCATGACCTGCTGATATCTGCATTAGATAATTTCTGTTACGCCATATCAGCATCATAGTCTCATAGAAGTCTTGTGGTTTTTCTGTTGGAAATCCCACAATCCAGTTGCTAAATGCATCAACGCCCACGCTGGCGCCGTCTTTGAGATTTTGTTCAATCTCGTCAACAGTTACACCTTTATCCATATCTTCTAATACTTTATTAGATCCAGACTCGATTCCGTAGCTGAGACTTAGGCAACCGCTGTTTGCTAGATCTTTATAATACTCTAGATCCATACGCTTATCATGCCTCGCATAGCCTGTCCAGTGAATCTTCATCTCACGGGCAATAACGCCTTTGCAGAATGCTCGTAGTTCATTTAAGTTGCCATTAACTAAACTGTCCAAGAACCATATAACATCAACGCCCTTATTATAATAAAGTTCTGCAACTTCATCAAGGATACTACGAGCCGCACGTCCTCTATATTTCCAAAAATGTGTTTCACTACAGAACACGCACTTTGCTGTACATCCTCGACTAATCTCTGCATTAACTCCATTTGGCATAGAGTAATCATTGAAGTCAAAATGACTATAGTCCGGAGCAGGTAACTTATCTAAGTCCAAACGTTGTCCTTCTTCTTGTTTTAACCAATACTGTTCAGTGCGCCTGACCCCGGATTCAATTTCTTCTAAGGCTTCTAGCAATAGTTCTTCGCCCTCGCCCCTAATGATATAATCATATTCACTGATAGGTGTCCAATAACTTTGATGGCATTGAGGACCTCCTACCATAATAATAGTATTAGGTAATCGTTTTTTTAATTCCCGTGCCATCCATTTAGTAGGCTCTTCATTGCAGTAATATAAAGTAAATCCTATCACTGTTGGATTTATCTCTACTAACTTTTCAATGTATGATTCCATGAACGGTTTAACAAACTGATGTAAGTCAGTGTGATAAGAATCACCTATCCATTTCCATTCGCGGGCACCATCCCACGGGTTAAAGTCCAAGCCTTCCCAGTTCTTATAATCCTTAGAAGCTTTGGCATTCAAATCAAATGCATAAGTTTTATAGCCAGCAGTTTTTGTAACTGCGGCTAATCTTGCTACATTGTATGGAGGGAAGTTAATTGCCCATTCGGGCAATACTAAGAATGCTATGCTCGATTTACGAGTAACATAGTCAATCTTAACTTCAGTTAAATTACTCTGAGGTTTAGCTCGTGCATATGGCTTTAATGCATCTAAAACCTTTTGGTGTTTTGCATCATAGTCTTCCTCTTTAATCGGTTTAGGATTTATTTTTTTTAAAGTATAAATCTTATTCCAACCGTGATTCTTTTTAAGCTGGGATTCGACGGGGTTTTTCATTAATTAATTCTGAATAAAGGGCTGGCCATAAATCTTCAAAGGAATGTTTTTTATCAGTTAGGTATTGCATTTCAACAGTATCAATCCACATTAAAAATGCAGTTCGATCTCTGTAATTTGAATCAATAATGCCTTCTGGAGCTTCATCTGGCCTACTAGATATTAATGAATTATACAGGTTCTTTCTAATTTCTTCAAGGGCCGACATGTCAAAGCGAGTATTTTTAAATTTTGATATGCATCGATCAAGTTCGTCAAGAGCTTTAATTTTCAATCCATCTGGTAATGTAAATGTATTTAATCCAGGAATATTTTGTATCACGCACCAGTATGCCTGAGTGAAAATATCACTGCTCATTAAAAAATCATAATATTCACACAGATCAAACGCAGAATATGCACAATATAAAGGATGTGCATTTATTTCTTTTGGATTAGTATCTTTAATGTATTGTAGGTTAGCAGTTAGTGTTTTCCAATCAGCACCATGTCTTACGTATTCAAACTTATCTCCTATGTTTTCAAAGCTAACACCCCAGGCTACATTTTTATTTGCTAATAGTTTTTTAGCAATTGGGTTGCCAGGAACATCTACAGACAAGTTAGTTAATATGTAATATTTTTTATCATGTAACAAATCTAGTAAATGATTATTCTGCTTCTGTAGCAAAGGTTCTCCTCCCAACAAATACAATTCTTCAATAGTACCAGTTGATCGTTCTATTAATTTAAACATAGAATCTTCTGCTGATGTTTTGTTTGCGTTAACCTTAATACCTTTAAGAGTGGCCCACTTAGAACTAAAATATTCATAGCAGTAATTACAGGATAGATTACAAGTGTTACTCCATCTTAGATCTAACTTTTGCAGTTTAAATGTATCTTTAGTTGCGTCTTTAAACTCTTCAAACTTGTGCAATACGCCTGTGCGCTCTGTTCGTGCGCCATACTTTTCTAGTTTCTCGCATTGGCCACAACTTGGATGCCACTCACCCTTAACAATAGATTCTCGAATCTCAGTGAGCATTTTTCCATGTACAATCTCATCCACTGTTAGTTCATTAATGTTGCCTAATCGTGCGCCAGAAGAACAGCATGGTTTAATATCACCATCTGCACCCAGAAACAGCGTGTTAAAAGGGTAAGCACAAAATGTAGTTTCATTCATTATTTTTTCCTGTTAGTATGTTTGTAATATGATTTGCATATTTTGTATGGAATTGTATCTTAGGATGCCATCCTCCATGTGTTTCGTTGTCCCAATCTATTCCGGTAGCCAGTGCAAAATTAGGTTCAACTATGGATTCAAATGTTTGCATTTCATCAAATTGATCAACAAATTCACTTTTTAAATTATTCCATTTGTTTTTCTTAAGTTCATTAAACGTTGAATGCAAATAGCATTGTAAAATTCTTCCACCTATCCTATCTGATAACATATCTAGGTATTTAATAGAATTGTACCATTGGTATGAATTAAAATAATCGTTGGCAATGTAAGTTACAAAATCTTCATGCAGTTGCTTTGATGGCCACATATGACTGTATGAAAACAACACACGTTGAGCGTTACCATCTTTTTCAAAGAACATCCACCGATCTGCAGATGTAATTCCAACAACAATTAAATCAGTTTCAGTTAAAAACCCATTTTTTAAATCTTTTTCTATTCCATATACCATATTCTGCACACCATGGCCTGGAAATGCTTTATTCACAAATCCTACTTTAAGATTGTTGGCTATCTGTTTTGCCCAGGATAAATTACGCCCGATAGCTTGAATGTCATCATTAAACACTCCTGTGTAATGTGGGAACTTTTTAGGTAGGCCTGCAAAATCTCGACGTTTTATTTTATCAATTTCTTCTATTGGAGTTGAGGGAGAAACTAAAAATTCTGCAAGTTCTGTTCCAGCTGTAAAACTGCAACCATAGGCAACTATTCTATCAAATTTAATAGTTCTGCCGTTGCGGGTTATTTCCTTTGGATCCCATTTAGGTTTTAAAAATTCAGTTACTGAAGGACGCATTGTATCTATATTTTCTAAAAATGTTTTTTTATAAAATGCAATGTCTTTGTTATCAATAATGTTACGAGATTTTAAAAATCCACTTACCATAGTTGTAGACTGCGGTGTTGCATGAAACCTGTGCAATGTAAGGAACTTGTAATTATTAACAGACAAGTTCATTATTTCTTGTAACATGTCTTGTGGAGACAGACAGAATTCATCTGCACAGCCACCGTACTGTCCAACTGTGGTGCCCGACCAAGGAAACCAATCTAATTTATTTTGTGCGTATACCCAGTACAATGCTATTTCAGTAATAGGCTGGCTTTCTGCAAATACATCATAATTCTTATAATTTAATACTGTTAGGCAGTCTCTAACTAATTGTGTTTTCCAAATAAAAGGAGTCGTAGACCATGTTTCAACAGTATTGTTTATATCAATACCAAATAATTTACAAGCATTAATATGATCAGTACCATGCGGTTTCTGTAAAGGTCGTTCTGAATGAATACATACTAGTAACTTATCATCTTGAAAAAAATCATCAAACTTAGTTGGAGTCATTAAGAAATTTTTAGCATCTAAAATTAATACCCAATCTTGCGTAGAGTTTGACGCGGCCCACAATTTGCAAAGCATTTGCCTATGCCAACCATCAACTGCCGCAGTTAAAGGAGATGATACAACGCTAACTTCCCATCCTATCATAATAGGAACTATATGCTCTTTACACCAGTCGATGGTATAATTATTATCTACGTAATGTTCTAATCTAGTTTGTCCTTCTAGAATACTGTCCTCTACAACAATTGTCCATTTAAAATATGCAGGGTTATAGTCTATCCAGTTTTTCTTTAATGATTTGGCATGATAGTACAGGTTAGCTAAATCGCCTGCATATACTACTGTTATTAATTCTACCTTCTTCATTTTCAAACTTTCTTAAATGTAGAGTTTCCGTCGTTTAATTCATGTGAGAATATCTTATCAATACTTGATACCTGTCCACAAGTATCTGCACAGTATGATAACTTTCCGTTAGCTACTGAATCTTTAGTCCATGAATCAGCAAATACTCTGTCCAGGTGCTCTGCATCTAATATTTCTTCTAAAGTATGTTTCTCCAAACTAAAATGGTCCCAGTCATAGTCATTCATATGTTTATGAAGCTGTAGAGTTCTAGTATCTGTGTACACTCCATTAAGGTGCGTACCAATATAACAGCAAGGCATTACTCTACCAGACTGGTCTACAAATATTTCCTTGCCCCACTTGCCCATTTTAGATTTACATTTAATCTCGCATTTATCGTACTTAGAGTTATCTTCATTTAATATCCTATCTTCGTAAACTGTTTTAACTTGTTCTTGAAAGTAGTTTAATGTTGATTTAGTTTCTTTGGCCTTGCGGTAATCTGCAGGATCAAACGGATAGTAAGTTAACGTGTCCAAAGAACTGCCTTGTGGATTTTCTAAGTTTCTGTTTTTTGGATCTGTAGGGGCTTCAATAACATACTCTAACTTACCTTCTTTATTCAATACACCCATAGGTGTTAGTTCTCTACCATTGTCTACACCTAACGCTTTCTTAGGTACAAACTCGTGGAAACCAAATTGTTCTGCAAGATATTTTGCTTCTTCTATTTGATGCTCGTTATGTTTAAAAATCAAATAATCCCAATTGGCAAGTCCTCCCGCAGATATAAATGCTGTAAAGTTATCTTTTAAGTTTTTCCAATTAACATTACGTCTATATATGTGATTAGTATCTTCTAGTCCATCAATACTAAATGTCACTTGCCAATAGTTAAATCCGGATTCTTTATTTCTTTTAGAAAAAAGTTCTCCTAGCTTTTTCCACCAGTCGGGTTTACGCATGCCGCCATTAGTGTTCATACGAACCGCAGTCTTTTTAGATGACTCCATTATGTATTCGCAGATCTCTAATGTATCTTTAGCTACACACGGATCTCCGTGAACTCCGCAGAACAATATTAGATTGCACTTTTGTAGTATATGAGGAGGAAAGTATTTCTTAAACTTATCAATAGTAATCTGTCCTATTTCTAAGTCAGGACGAGTTAACGGACTATTGTTATGAAACCTAACACACATTGGGCAGGCTGCATTACAGCCGTTAGTCAGCTCAATGTGCATTTGAGTTAGTTCATGTTTATTCCAAAATGCTGTCATTAATTAGTTCTCCGTATTCTTTAAATGTTTTAAAGAAGTCTTGCTCTCTATAAACATCATGTTTTTTAATTGTTTCTAAGAAGGTTTTCCATATCTTTATATTAGGAGTACCATTTTGTATAAATCCAATGATGCCAGGTAGCTGATACCAAGCATGAGTGTAATCCTTGTTGATAGTTTCTAACTTTGCAATAACTTTTTCTTTGATTCCCTTTGGAATATAACTTATGTTATAGTGTTCTGGTCCGTGTACTAGATTAAGATATAGCCCAAAGTCTGTGAACTCTTTATAGTATGCATCAATAATCTCTGGAAGATAATAAATGTTAGCTGTGCTAAGAGTAACACACCAACTTAGACTTAGGTTGCCATAGGCTTTTTTAAAGTCTAATGCTTTACCCATGTTGACACGCACTTCCTTCCAAATAGCCAAGTGGCGCATATATTCAAACTGTTCTTCTGTACCATCTATGCTAAAACTTAGATTAACACTTTTAAAGTTCTTCCAAAGTTCTGTAGCATCCGGCCAAGTTGTTCCGTTGGTATTATAATGTAGTTCAATGTCTTTGGCATATCCACGATCAACACATATCTTTAATACTTCCCACATCTTCTTACTTAGGAAAGGCTCGCCACCATAAAAGTCAAACTGTTTAATAGTGCTAAGGTTATCAATTAGGTCGTCCCAAAAAGGACTCTCGTCATCATACTGTTGATGAAATGGTTTCATCATCACAGAGTATTCTTTGTAGGTCTTTGATGTGCTATGATCTAAATCGTAGGCTTCCTTCATCCACTGACTGCTAATAGTAGGATGGCAAGTACGACATTTGATATTGCAGGTGTTTCCTAGGTTTAATTCCAACTTGGCAAGGCCTGAATAGGGAGTGCGCTCTTGCCACTGTAACTCATGTAGATATCTTTCGTTATCTCGCATACGTTTGCTCTTACGGCCACCTTCTTCTTCTTGCCAACAGTTAGTGCAGGCTTCATCACGTATACCATTGTCAAGATTTTCTCTAATTGAAACAGCCAAAGGATTGTCAAAATTATTTTGTATAGAAACTTTACCAATTGAATAATCAGTAGAGCCCATTCTGCGATACTCTTTGGATATCATACAGCACATCTTAGTGCTACCATCATTGTTGGCGCTCATGCCATGGAAAGCATTGACACACCATGAGTGTTCATTTTGTTCAGTTATCATAATGTTTTATATCTAATTCCTCTATTAATCCCTCTCCAAGGATATTTTACATGTTCGCTGTTTTTAGAAAGCGCCTCGATTAATTGAAGGTCTGCATCTTTAACAAACTCAGTATCTTTTGGAAAAAATTCAGGCAATACTTGTTTAATGTATTCTAAATGTTCTGATGGCATCCTATGTGCATCGTGTAAGACCACTCCGTCTTTCAAAGTTAAAGGACGATTAGCGTATACACCTAACACAGAATAAAAACTAGGTTGTATAATGTCTAACACATCTTTATACAGGTCTATTACATCAAGTTCTTTTTCAACTGGTTTAAAGTGTACATCATCAATTACATTAGCTGTTCCTATTCCACACATTGATATAAAATGAAATTCGCATCCTATTTTTTCTAACAACGACTTAGCGGCTTTGATCATTGCCATATCTCTAATAAAGTAGCCGCGCATGTCAAAATACTTTTCTATGTAATCTTTAGGATAATAGTTAACTATGCCACCTTTGGTAATCCATTTGTTATCAATATACCTATCTTCTCTTAATATGCTAGACCATTGAATGATTACTAAATCGTCTTTGGTAATTTTATGCATTTGGTCTGCTTGCATAAGCATATTAAAAATGTATATATTTCCTGCGCCTGCAACTCCATAGTTATAATAACTGTTATTATATGAATAGCCTATAATATCTGCCCAAGTCGGCCAAACGTATTGAGTATAGCTACAGCCAAAGGCAAAGAATCTGTTAAACTTCTTCATCGTATTCTTCGTATATACTCTTACATAGTTCATAGAACTCAGCATATTCAGGAAACGTCTTTAATAAATCAGTGCCAGTACGCTTGTCGTTTTCAGTAAAGAACACGTAGAAATCACGACGACCTGCACGAATCTTATCTTCACTGATGTCGTGTTCTTTCATAAAGTTAGTAACACGTTTGAATTTTTCATATTCTACACCAGTGAACCATTCTGGGTTGTCTTGAATGAACTTTAGAGTATTATCCATGTATGGAATAAAGTCTGGTGTTAAAATCTTAATCATCCAGTGTGGTGGTTCTTTTAAGTAAGGCGTGTCAAATGCCACACACTTCATTCCACGTTCCTTGCGCCACTCAATTACTTTTTCCAATAGCTGTTGGAAATTAGTAACGCAGAGAATGTTGAATGTACACATTAGATTAACTGTAGCACCCGTGTCCATAACAGCTTTAGCATTGCGTTCCCAGTGACTGCATTGTAGTCCTGTACGCATATATTCTGCTTGTTCACCCCAACTATCGATACTAGTAAAGAAACTAAACTTGCGGATTTTCTTTTGATCTAGCAGGCTTTTAATACGAGCCAACAGTCTATCAATCTTACCATAAGCAACACCTAGATTGCTGTTTAGTGTAATCTCTAAATTAGGGGCGGGCTCGTCTTCTAGCAAATCAAAGAAGTGCATGGCCGCAGGATTCATCAATGGCTCGCCACCAGTGATGCGTAATGTATGCAGATCCTCCTTAAGACTAGGCCACCATTTCCAAAACGCATTGATGTATGGGTTTTCTTCTTTAGCAGTATAATATGTGCCGCTGTCTAAAAACTCAATCCCATATTGATTATAGGTTAGATCATAATTACCGTATTCTTTAATCTCATTGACCCATTGTGTGCTAGCCTGTGGACAGCAATAGCCACAGCGAAAATTACAGTTATTACCGAAACTAACTTCCAAGTACTTAGGATTGATGTTTCTATCCCAAGGAAGCTCTGCAAGTTTTTCAATAATAGGTTCAGAGTAATCACTGCTACTGTGAATCATGCGATCACTGATGTGATCGCCTTCAAGGTCTTCAATGTTCCAACAGTAGTAACACTCGTCCGGCCGCTCGCCTTCTAGCATCTTTTTACGTTGTTCTTTTTTCCATTTTGTATTATGCAATGCGCTAGGATCAGCCGCAATCTCATCTAGACCAATATGATGTGGCCTTGGATGATAACAACTGTGATTATCACCTGTGTGCAAATATAGGGTTTGGTGTAACCATTTTTGTGTGCAGAAGCTAGGACTTACTGCGTTTAATCTATCTCTAACGTTTTTTACAAATTGTACTCTATGATCATCAGCCATGTGTGTCCTTACATTGTGTCCAGAATGTATTTAACTCTGGGAAAGTTTCTAAAAAATTAGTTTGGTTTCTACGATCACCTTCTTCGATAAATGCTAGAAGGTTTCGTATGGCCGCGTCTCTATCAAATTCAACAGGACTCTTGATCCAGTCAACAAGTCGTTGCACTTTACTGATCTCATAGTCTTTGAATCCTTTAAATGCTGTTTCCATGGTCTCCTTGTTATCTTCCATGAACTTGATACTATCTTCTAATACAGTAACCATCTCCGGCATTAACTTTGGATTGAGCCATTCTGGATAATGTAGCTGTGGAACATCAAACCAAATTAGCTGTCGTGTTGTATTAAACTCTTGTCTAAGTTTAAGAATATTCTTGATGTATTCCATCCAACCAGGATAGCTCAACAAATTGAATGTACAGATAAAAGACATGCTATGTTTGTCATTGCCTTTGACTAAAAACTCTTTGATGTTTTTGTATAGTGTATCAAAGTGCAGGCCTGTGCGAATGTATTCAGCCTGCGGTCCCCAACTATCCAAACTACAGAATAACATAAAGTGATCAATGGACCCTGGATTAGTCAGTTCTTCCAAGCTGGTCATGAACTTGGCCCATTGGTTGCCTGGCGGACAACAGTTACTGGTAATGCTCAAATGTAACTGTTGGCTAGGGTTTTGTTTAACATAGTCAAATACCTTAAACGTACTTTTATCCATTAGTGGCTCACCACCAGTCATACGGAATGTTTTCAGTGTAGGATACACTTTAGGAAACCACTCCCAAAAGGCCAACAAGTAAGGATTGTCAGGACTGTTGTTAGGCCACATATTATTATCAGTCATCCAGCTTAGATCATTGTGCCAACGATCAGTTAATATGTATGCGCCATTGCGCTCAATTTCCTTCATCCATTCTGTGCTCAGGTGTGGACTGCAATATCTACATTTGAGATTACAGGCTTGGTTAAAATTTACTTCAACATACCTAGGACTGGCATTGCCCGTGGCACCCAAATCAATGGCTTCTTTGATAATGCCTTCTTCCCAAACATCTTTGCTACGGTAAGCACGATCGCTGAGTTGATTACCGCTGTCTTCTATTTCCCAACAGAAGTGACACTCGCTGGGCCTATCACCTTTGAGCATTAATGCACGTTGTTCTTTTTTGTAGCTGGTATTGTGTAATGCACTAACATCTATCTTAATTTCTTTTAGGGGAATATGATGACTGCTAGGATGATAGCAACTATGTGTCTGTCCCGTAGGTATGTGAATACTTACATTAAACCATTTGGCCAAACAGAAGCTAGGGCTTACTTGATTTAACTTTGCGTAAATTTCCTGTGTATCAACAAAATACTTGGTAGCATTCTTGCCCTTGACTGTGAGTATTTCATTGCCACGGATGTTTGTTTTGTCGTCACTCATTTATATTTTTAAATTGTTGTTCTAACCAATCGTAGTCGTTGATCTTTAACAGCGTTGATTGATCGTTAATATTATCTTTGGCAAATTGTGTACCACATTGGGCTCCCGACACTGCATAGGAACCAAATGGTTGTCCAACATCGGATTCAAGCCATGATGTCAGTTTAGACATTTGATTTGTTGTGTACAATTTTACAGATTCTCTAAATGCACTACGCCATGTTGAAAATGCATCTACATTAAATGTAGTAATACAACTGATTGCGTTTTCAGTTTTTATCTTTGGCATTATACCAGTAAACATATCAAGGGTAGTCCACTTCTTCTTACGCATTAGAATACTCTTACTAAACAGTTTAACACCACCATTCTGATAAGTCAAGTCATTTACAGGATTTGTACTGCTCCAAACATAAGCACAGTCTCTGTCAAATATACCGGGCTGGAAATTAAATTCCCATTCATCCACTAGCCAAGCATCGCCGTCTACAACAAAGAACATATCAGTTTTTGCTAATTTGGCCGCGGCCTTGTGTGCATTGAAAATACCTTTGACTCCGTGTACACGTTTAGCCCAAGGAGCTTTTTCTAATACACGTTGCCAGTTTACATCTGCGTTAGGTTCGTTATAGGAAATGAATACAACATCTAACTTGTTTGCAAACAAAGGTATTACTGTACCGATTTCTTTTTCTCCAACAGGTTCGTCGCAGATAGATGCACGAACTGCCCACACTTTATCGCTGGCAGTACTTGTAGACAGATACCAAATATGATCATAGCCAAGGTCGTGCCAAGGTACAATGTATTCATCTTTATAGTCTAGTTTAGGAAGGTCTTCGTTATAGGTTATACTGACCACAGGACTTACCTTTCCTATAACTTTACTACCAGCAGGTTCAGCAGTTGAACTGGCTTTGAATGCCCATATTGGTTCTTCACCGTTTTGTAAATGCTTGTCATCAAGCATCCAAACATGATCATAGCCTAGGTCATGCCACGGAATGGTATATTCTAAATTATAATGTAGTTTGGGCAAGTCTGGATTGTATGTTACTTCAACAGTTGGACTAATATAATCTATTATCTTACTGCCTTCTAGTTCATCAGATACTTGTATTGTGAATGCCCATATATCGGGTTCGCCTTCTTTTAAATGACTTCTGTCTAACATCCAAACGTGTTCAAATGCAAAGTCATGCCAAGGTATTAGATATTCTAAATCATATTCTAACTTTGGTAATTCTGGATTTAAGACAATAGTAAACTCCGGAGTAACTACTCCTAGCCATTTCCATTCTTTGGGCTTGCGCCACATAGGTGTAAACTTAACGACCCATAGACGTTTATTGTTAGTTTGGTGTACGGGATCTAGTTCGTAGGCACATTCATGTGCTAGGTCATAGAATGCAGGGCAACAATCATTAGCATCAACGCCTAGGTCAGGCAAATGATCATTAAACTGTACAGCCACATCGGGTACAACATATCCCATATCCTTTGTGCCAAGTATCTCTTTGCCTATTGGCTGACAACTAAACGCCCATACCTTATCTTCTAAGGGATTAAATCTTTCGTCCATGTACCAAACTAGTTTATAATCCCTATCCCACTTGCTGGGATTAAACGAGCCAAACGGATCATCTTCGTAGGTTATTAGTTTATCAATATCTGGATTACGTGTCCATGCTAGTTCAGTTTTAACTATTTCAACAGACTCATATCCGTGATATGGGTACCACCCATCTTTAAATATTTTAACTATCCAATCATTGTTGTGTGTTATTACAATGCATTTTCTAGTAGTCGGTACTTCTTCTACATAATACTTAAGATCAAGTCGCCATTGTTCGGGATAATCATTATTTGGATTTACTACATAGAACTCTTTATGGCCTGATCCTAACTCATATAGTTGTAGGTCGTAATATAGATCATTGCCCAACCATTTAATTTGGGCTACTTCTTCTGTGGGTATTTGATGTATTCTATCGAACATACTACTAATTATCTTAGTAGTTAATCAATCAAAATATATTATGCGGTTGGAATAGGAACGGTAGTTACATCTACTGAGAATGTCGGTTTTAATGAATTTGGACTGTAGGTTGATATGAATCCTCTAAACAAATGAGTCAATGAACCGTCTACTACTGGTGCTTCAAGTTGATAATACCTTGGAGGATCTTCAACATTAGAATAGTAGTAAAACGCTTTAGTTATGTTTTGTAATGTAGTATCAAATTCTGCATTACCGGATGTTTCTCTCAGATTGTTTATTTCAATAGTAACATTACCGCCACCATCGTGTTCCACTAAAAAGATAGATCCTTGACTTTGTTCAAATCCAAAATAATCCGCGTAATTAAATCCTTCTGTAGATTTAACTTGATATAACGAGTTTCCGTTTTCGTCTAATGCTCCGCTTATATACGAAGTTGCTGTATTGCTTAACACAAAACTGTATACATTAGCCCAATACGGATAAGGTTGATCAATGGTTGCCGCATCATAGATTAAATCTCTAAGTTCTGCAAATGGTGCTCCGCCATATCCATACTGCGGTGTTCCATCGCCGCCAGTGCCCAATGCAATGGTTAACACAGTTGATGTATTTGCCGCACCTGTAGAGTCAACAACTAACTCTTGATCCAGACTTATACCAACAACAGCATTATAAGGAGCCGCCGCACTGATCCACTGTGCCTGTGTTTTGTAATTTCTATAGTCAATGTTTATATAAGCAGTATTAGAAATATCATGACTGATATAATTAGAAGTTACGGTTACTGTAGAATAGTATGTGCCTGTGGTATTTTGTTGTAGGTCAGGATCAAATATCAGCGCAAATTCATTTATCCCTGGTCTTATTGACCAACCTGCATTACCAACGATAGATGTAGTATATGGTGCTGAATACTCTGGATCATAGAATCCGTTTCGAATAGGAGTAATTGTAATATTTGTGATTGCTTGTTTACCAAGAACTTCGGTTGTGGTCACTACCGTACTGGTGCTTAGATTAAAGTCATAGGTCTCTACCCCTACCAGCTGTGAAGTATATACTGTCACTGGTCCAGATCCTGCATTTGATTCAATACTAACCAGACTCGAAAAGTCTCCGGTGTCGGTGCCATAATATGCAATTTCTACATTAGTAGTTTGTCCTATTCCTAGTGTATAAGAATTAAGTGAAGCAATACCATTAATAAATCTAGTATCGGTTCCACCTACTGAATGTAGCACAGGAAATACTCCAGGAGTTTCTGGTGCAGAAAACAAAGGTCTATATGGAGGATTAGGAAACATAACAACATCGGCATTACCGAGATTTGTTATTGTTATTGTTTTCTTATATCCTTCAGTCCATGATTTTAAATAGTCGTTATAATATGTGGGATGTAAAGCAAGCAATGTATTAGTAGATGTTTGTCCAGCTGGAAATATAAAATCATCAGGAGTGCTAACAGAAATAATTTTTGAATCTCTATTCGCTCTAGTTCCTACAATAGTTATTAAAGAATCCATTTCTTTAATAGTTTCTTGTATAGGTAACGGAGCACCAGCTTGCAAGGGATTAGCAGGATTTTTGGCCCGCTTAAATCCAAATGCACTGCCTATTGGTAAATTTACAACCTGTGATATTGGCATATTATCTTAGTCTTATCTTATTTGTCCAGTGGCCGCATATCTTCTTTTTTCAGCTAGAAAGAATTCAAAAATTGGTTCTTCTGGCCACATCCTAGCATATAGCTCTGCGGCTTCCATTGAAGTTCCGTTAAGTGCTAATATTCTCTCAGCTTCACTCAGTGCTTCTAATCTTTGCATAATTTCATCTAATGTTAATCTATGATACATAGTATTCTCCTTTACTTGTGTGAAAATTCTTTTCTTAGTTCTACAAACCATTGAATAAAAATATCATCTGGAAACATTTTTATTAATAAGTCAGCCGCTGGTATCGAAACACCAGTTAATAATAACATCTTTTCTTCGTAGGTCAACAGCCTAATTGTTTCAACTACTTGTTCTGGGGTATAACTAAACATTTTTATTCCTTATTATCTGTTTTAATTTGAGCACTGGAAGGGCAACAATACCTAATAGTTTTAATAAACTCATAGAAACTTGTTGTACTATAGGAGACGATCCTACTTTAAATACTTTTGCATTTATCTTGTTTATTGCATTTATGTTCATCCAGCCTAGAAATGTATTATATAGGTATCCACCATAGACCGCATTATTTCCATTTTCAATGAACAAGCGTCTAATTGCCAACACTTCGTCTTTGGTTAATAATTGTTTTCTATAACCTTCAAGAAGGCCGCCACCATCACCAAATATACTATGTGTTCCATATCCGTTGACTCTAAATGTATGATCACCATCAACCCATAGACTGTAAACCCGTTGACCGCTTGCAGGTATTACTTTATCAGGAGTTAATAACTTATTTTTACCTAGCCAAGGATACATCTGATAATTTATTTCTGGATATACTGCATACATTTCTCCGTCAACAATCAGTGGATGGTTAACTGTGGCAAACGGAGCATATTCAGGTGTAGGTGAATACAAGGCTCGATATGTATCATCTGTATCATATTCAGTAAATGTCACTGTGTTAACGGTACTACGGTCATGATTATAAACTTGTTCACCCTCTTGTACATCTACTATGCGTTTTGTAGTTCCGTCGGCCATGTCAACTAGGGTATCAGCAGTAAAACACTCAGCAATAGCGGCTAGAACAATCAGTAAGGGAATAATATCCCAACCTCCACCACCTCCACCACCTCCACCACCTCCAGTGCCAGGGCCGCCAATAACATATTTGGTAGGATCGGGCACAGGTAGTTGAGAAATAATAACAGTGTTGGTCACAGTCATTGGATTTGATATTCCCCTTAATGAAGCACTGATAGCCACTGTACCTGTGTATACTCCAAATACTGCTGTATTGGTACCATACCAGGAAATAAAGTTAGTCGAACTATTTGGCTGTATAACTGTGCTAGTAGTAAAAGTAGTGCCAGAGAAGATTCCAGCGAGACCAAAATTTGTTAATGTAGATCTATGATATATATTTGAATCCGTGGCAAAGGCAAAATTAGTAACCGTGGCCGCTGTACTACTATTATTATATATCGTGTAGGTAATTGGAGGATATGCCATTAGTTAACTGCCTCGTCTCGGTAACGTGATATAGATCCATCAGCATAGGCAACTGTAACAGTATGTTCAATGATAGTAACTGTAACTTCTTCGTCAGTACAGCAACTACTCTTACCGGTAAATTGAATATCCTGTAAGGTACCTAGGTGCTTATACATTTTATATAAGATTTCTGCTTCATTTTCACAGGTGCATGTTTTTGTTGTCATATCAATATTTACCGGTAATTATGTCCATGTAAAGGTTCCGGTACCCAAGGTCCAGTCTGTGAGCATGTTACCATCACCGTCATAGGTAGGAGGTGTGCCGCCCCAAAGTAGTTGCATATTGCTCCACCAATTATATATACTAATACTCGATCCGTTGTCTCCAGTACCCCATGCCGTAGGATAAGTCCTAATGCTTATTGAAGTAGCACTGGTTTTGGTAATTCTATATGTGTAGGCTACATGTGAATATGGACCATTAACACCACTAGGTATTTGGTAGTCAACAACCTGATTGGTAGTTAATGCGGTTAAATTCACAGAACCAACCATACTCCAAAATGGTCTTAGGTTATTCTGATATCTATACAAGTTGCTTTCAGTCTGAGCACTGCCTATTAGGCCATTGCCGTTAAATGCCAACCACTCCCAATTACAAGTTTGGCAGTTTGGAGGGTCTGTGGGCCATACACCCATGTACAGCCAAACATTGCCCTGCACTCTATCCAGTGAGAAACCGCCCTGCGCCGAGTAACATCCTGCCACACTCTGTACTCCAGAAATATGATTTGTGTTAGGAGCACTGGCATAATACTCCCAAGGACCGTAATTCCAATAACCACTAGTTGGATCAACAATGAGGTCACCTACACCGTCATTACGGAATGTGGCTGTTAGATCAATACGTTTGGCTAGGCTAACATCGCTGTTGTCGCGCACCGCCAATATGTTTACACTCAGTGTACCACTGCTGTAGGTAGTTGATGTAGTAGTTGTTCCTGAATTAAGGAAGTTATCTCTAGTGTATCTCCAATTACCATTGTCGTATAGATAATCAGAAAATTGTGCCCAGGCTACATCTAAATCATTACCCCGTGCTGTGGTGTTGTAATAGGGAAACCAAGTTAGCTGGCCTCCTGTGTTAAAGAAATAACGGGCCATTTTGTTGGTAGGAAAGTCTACCCTAACCTTGTGACTGATTTCACGACTCCATACCGCGGTTCTAGTACTGGTCCCGTAGCCAATGTCAATGTAGCTGTTATTACTGGATAGATATTGATTAGGGTGGCATTCGTATCTGTGTGCGTCTAACCAATTCACAGTATTGGATAGAGTATTATGCATACCAATGGTAATTGGAGTACCTACCAAGGGTGTAAGGGTAGTGGTTGAAGTGTTGGTAACGTGTATATGAGCATAGTTAATATCGGTGATTAGCCTATTCCACTGTGTGCGTGTAATTCTATTTCTACGACTTGCAGGGCGACTGTTAATTCCGCCAAAACCGTAGCCATTGTCTCCTAGACCTAGTATATCACTGATCTTGGCCTGTATGCTGTTATATGCTTCCAAAGGAATAATTTCAGTGCCCGCACCTGTAGGTAAATCAACACTAACAGTAAATGTTTGATTTCCGCTAGCACCCGCACTGTCAACAGCCCGCATGACTAACACCACTTCAGTGCCTGCGACTGTAGGAGTTCCGCTAATCGATCCATTGGCACTATTTAAGGTTAGGCCAGTAGGCAATGTGCCGCTGATTATTGAGTATGTATAAGGTGCTGTGCCGCCTGTGGCCGCAACAGGTTGGAAATCTGTGGGGAAATTAGGGCGTAGTCGTTGATTAGCAATCAGCAGTACCTTAAAGGCCGCGGCTACATTGGCTATCAGGTCGGGCATGGGAGCTACCACACCTGTATTACCATTTATATAGGCCGCGTATTCTTCCTGTGTTAGAATACGTCCATCAGTTTGTCCGTATACCACTTCATTGTTGCCAGAATATGGACTGTTGAAGTCTATGCGATATAACAGTGCCCAACCAGCATAGGTAGTATCCGGAGTATAACTCGCAGCCTGTCCAGGAAAGCTCATGGTAAACTGTACACTGGCATAGGTAAGTTCAACCCCTGTGGTAGTTGCATCAAAGTTAATTGGTATAGCTGTTATTGGGCTAGGAGTACAGTGATTGTATCCGTAAAATGTCATTGTTCCAGCAATCGGAGTTGGAAAGCTGGAGCTCAAGGTCCAGTTAGCTGTGATCGTGGTGTTTTCTATTTGAGCACCTTTGAGATCTGTGCCTGGATAGAAGTTTACTCGATCAAAGGCAGTGCTGGCTCTACCTCCAGTGCTAGGATCATTAGGGTCGTATATAATTATTGCCATATTTGGGTTTGGGTCTCAGTTAGGTATTTAGCCCTTTTTCTCAGAGGCCATTGTACTAGACGTTAAATACGTATATAATGATACGATATCTAAAGGAACCAGTATGCGTAAAAAACTAGGAATAATTCAAAGCCGAGGGCTGGGCGACATAGTCATAGCCCTGCCCATAGCCCTGCACTATCATCAAGAAGAAAACATGGAAGTGTTTTGGCCCGTGGAAGAACAGTGGGTCAACCAACTCAGCAAGTATGTGCCCTGGGTTACATGGATCCCCTTACAGCGTGATGCCGGGGCATTCTTCTTTGACACACCAATGACATTGTTACAGCAATTGGGCTGTGATCAAACTCTATGCTTGTATCAAGCACTGACAGGACACCCTGAGTTCACCGAAGTACCTTGGTTTCAACATGTGGCCTTTGATCGCTACAAGTACATAGCCGCAGGCCTCCCATTCACAGACAAACTACGTTTAACAGAGTGCATTAGCCGGGACTATGAAGCTGAAGCCCGTATGTTTGAGCGCATGGTGGGCACTGATCACCCACCCTATGTGGTCACACACCTAAGCAGTAGCGAGCAGACTGTGCGTATTGATACCAGCATGATACCCGAGGGTTGGATGACCATACCTATCACACAAGAAGGATCAATCTTTGAATGGCTCACAGTCATAGAGGGTGCAGAAGCCCTAATCATGACGGACTCAGTGATGGCCAACCTAGTTGATGGATTGAATGTCCAAGGTCCAGAACGCTACTTTATACCCCAGCATCACATACAGTTGACTCCCACACTGCTAGGTGATTGGACTTGGTTGCACAACCCAGATCTCAAAGCCCATGCTTCTATATTCAGGGCCAGCTAAGATGTTGGTTTCTGCACCCATATCAGTGGGCGAGCTAGTGGATAAGATTACCATATTGGAAATCAAACTGGATCGCATCAACGAAGCCGCTAAACTCACTAACATAGCCCTGGAACTAGGCCATTTAACCAGCATACTTGAAGGCTTGGATCTCAAGAACACAGAAGCTCTGCTTAGGTCAGATCTAAAAGAGATAAATGCAGAGCTTTGGGACATTGAAAACTTCAAACGCGGCTGTGAAAGAACCCAGGATTTTGGCCAGCCATTCATTGAAGCCGCACGTAATGTCTACTTGAAAAACGATCAACGTGCCAGTTTAAAACGTGCCATAAACATCCTAGCGGGTTCAACGATCATAGAAGAAAAGAGCTATTAATGCTAGAGGACAAGAACACAGCCTTAGAAGCTTATATACAGGTTTTTGAAGATATCCTGAGTCTCGATGTTATAGATGCACTCCTGAGCGAATATCTGCACAGCGACGAGTGGCAGGCCACCAAAGTGGGCTCACACAATGTCATAGACCGAAGTACTCGCAACTGTGACGTCATAAGCATGAGTCAGCCCAGGGTCATAGAGCACAAGAACTCTGAGTTGAGATCTCAGTTAGATCAAGCAGTGTTCAAGTCAGCTAGTTCAGCAATCACAGCCTACAATATGCGCTTTCCCTTGGCCCAGATCAGCAACGACACGGGCTATGAAATACTGAGATATGAAACCGGGCAGTTTTACACAGAACATGTGGACAGCTTTACGCAACAACCCCGAGCAGTGAGCTGTAGTTGGATACTCAATGATGACTATGAGGGCGGTGAGTTCAGCTTTTTCAATGATCAAATCCGCTACAAACTCCCAAAAGGTAGCTGTATAATGTTTCCCAGTACATTTATGTATCCACATCAGATCATGCCTGTGACTCAGGGCACACGCTTGAGCATAATAACTTGGTTTATCTAAGAGATTTTCAGTAACAATAACAGATACAGTTTTGGGTCTAACCAGTAAAAGTCATAGCCTAGACTGCGCCATTGAGATTGAGGACTAGCATGTACAAGCTTCTGTATGCTAGTATCCGCAACAATCCATATATCGGGACCTCTGTGACTTGAATGTATTCTTCTTGACATTATACCTACAAGTATACTAGATGCGAAGCATAAGCGCAAGAATTTTTTAATCAGAGAATTAAGACTGTATAGACTATACAGCAATGAATACCCCGCTGTAGCCTACAGTGGTCTACAAATACCCCGCTGTAGCACCAAGCATATAAGCACAGTAGACTACAGTGACTACACTATGTACACAGTATGCACTATTGACAAATACCCCGCTGTACGGTCTGAGCACTGCGTCGGCTCGCAGTTCAGAGGTGGGAACATCTGAACTGAAAGCAGTGTGAGCCCGTGGGAAAATGGTGAGGGAATTGTGAGGGGGACTGTGGAGAGAAAGTGGAGAGGGAAGTGGAAAACCATTTGACTATTACCCCTCATCCCCACGGTGGTCCCGCAATTTCTACTATAAAAATCCTAGGAAACGGTGCCCAAAGTGGCCAAAAATCAACCAAAACCGGCCAAATATAGACCAATTTTTCATGGTTTTCGCCACAGTTTTAGGCCTGGATTTCACTTGCCCAAAGCCCGAGATCAGTGTATAATAAGTATATACTGTAGTGTAGGGCCGTTAGCTCATGTTGGTTAGAGCAGTGGACTCATAATCCATTGGTGC